TCATAGTGCTTTAAGTATATTAGCGAACTTTTCAGCAGTTTCTTTCTTTTTCTCTTTAGCAAGATGACTGTACAAATTCATTGTGATTGAATAATCTGCATGTCCTAATCTCATTTGAATTTCTTTAGGATTTACATCATTGTTCATTAGTAGGCTTGCGTGAGTGTGACGGAAACCATGAAAACCTATGTTAGGAACTTTTGCTTTTTTAAAGTGCCGAACTAAGTGCTGTCTTTCGAGTTCGTAAGTTCTCATTTTTTGATGATATGAGAAAACTAAAGAATCATGCAAAGATATAGCACCGTCATTTTGTTGTTTTCTCCACTCTTTCAACATTGAAATTGTCTCGCTATCTACAGAAACTAAACGATTGCTTTCTTTTGTTTTTGCACTATCTTGTATCTCATTGCTGTATTGTATGAGTGTCTTAGATACACTAACGGTATTATTGACAAAATCAATATCAGACCATGATAAGGCTAAAGCCTCACAGATACGCAAACCAGTAGCAAGTAAAAGCTTGTATAGAGTAGCGCTCTTTTTATTTGTTGTGGTTGACTGTAACGAGTCAAGGTAAGCCAAGAAACGTTTAAGTTCATCATTATTAAAATACTTTATTTTTTTGACTGTTCTTGTCTTGAGTTTTGGTGAAAATACTTTTATAGCTGGATTGTCTGAGATAACACCTAATTGCATACCATAATCAAGAATGCGTTTGATGATATTGAGTAAAAGCTTATAATCTTTGCTTTTTCCCTTTTCACGATTACCGTTAACTATTTCAGCAGTATTGGCATTTCTAGCCCAGTCATTAACAATATTTTGCAATAGTATAGTTGTAATTTTCTCAACTTTATAGTTTCCAATCGCTGGCAAAATATAATTTTTTAAAAAATTACTATTGATTCTGATAGTATTTGCTTTTACTGTCAATTTATAAGAATCAAACCAACTAGTGGCTAAGGCATTAAAATTGTCAAATGAAACTTTTTCTCTTGCAACAGTAGAGCCATTTTTGATAAACTTATTCATAGCTTGGTGAGCTTTGTTTTCGCACGTTTTACGGTTCTTGGCTGTAACCGTAGTGCGTACTTGCTTACCTGTTAGGCTATCTACACCAAGATAGACATTTACTTTATAGACGGTTGTACCGTCTTTTTTTTTGACTTCTTTAATATTCATTTTTTGCTCCTGTTCTATTGTCGGGCAAGACATGTTTAAGGAGAAAGCAATAGTATTAAAGTTTTATTTATTCAAATTCCATATCATCGATACCGTCAGTAAAGTTTTCTAAAAACTCATACTCATTCATGAAGTTTATCCAGTAATCTACTTGCTCTTCGTGACTGTGAAAGCGAGGCTTGTTTTCTGCATTTTTAATTCCTTCTGCCACGTTGGTAAAAGCACCGCTTATGTTCATGTCCCACATCTTGTTAGCTTCTTTTTCGATGCGGGAATCAGTCCATTTAGCAGCTGGTTTTCTACTAGCGTTTTTATCTAGCAAGTAAACTGTAGCTTTTTCCAAAAACTTACCTTGGGCACGGGTATTTTCTTCGACAAACTTTCTAAATTCTGTGTAATCCATTTTTACTCCTTGCTATAAACAGTGGCTATCTAGTTGAGGTTGACCGATCATTTCATCAAACACCTCAACAACTAACCCATAATGACGCTTTTCTAACTCAAAATGCTCAATAAATGCATCATAATCAATAATGTCTGGTTCCCAGTCGAATTGAGCTAACCACTCATCGGCTCTGTATTCAATCATATAGCGGTCAGCTTCTCTTTCTTGCTTTCTATCCCAACCAGAGGAACGACAATCGAGATGCCTATGCCCAAAAGAAACATGACCCATTTCGTGAAGTAATATATTCTGAGTGACCATTTCACTATTAAAGATATCAATAAAAATATATGTTAGTCCTCTAATATTAAATTTCATACCATCTTTAAGATGCGGATAATCAGAAGGATTATAGTATTTTATTTTTACTGAGAGTCCTAACAATAACTCCTTTATAACTGACATATATTTCACCCCTTGCCATGGTCTTCTTCCCATGCTTCACGGAGCAAATGCTTGTAGAGTTCTTTTTCTCTATCTGTCAGAGGGACACCATCAAAAGCTACAGCTTCGTCTACGGCTTCTTGAAGCTCTTCGTCAGTAAGCGGAGAAGTTATATCGAACAGAGGAGTTACTTTTGGTTTTGATTTAACAGCTCTTTTAGACTTTTCTTGCTCTTTCAATTGAGAAGAAGCAGTATCAAGAACCACTTTTTGACGAGGTTCTTCGAGTTGTGAACTGATTTTATTTATTTCGGATAGAGTAGTTGAAACGTTTACTTTTATTGAGCCGGTTTGAGGGAAGAAGTCGTCAATTGTAATGCCAAATACTTCTGAAAGTTTTATCATTTGGGGTTTTTTTGGAGAGCGGATACCTACCTCATAATTAGATATAGTAGTTTTTCCGACTCCTATTTTTTTAGCTAGCTCTTCTTGACTCAGACCGAAAGATTTTCGGTAGTCTTTAATTTTAGAACCTACATATTTATTGATTTGTTCAATTTCCATAAACATATTATATAAGAAAAAACCACGTTTTGCAAACTTTTTTTGTTAAATGACGGATTTTTCTTGACAAACCACGAAAAGTGGACTATAATAAACTCATAAAGTCAAACAAGCGAACAATCATGGAGCGTCTAGTACGGCAGACGGAACGGGCTCAAATGACGGTACACGACGTATCCACCGCGACGTAAGTAGCAAGTTTGGCAAATAAAAAGCCCTTGCAGGAGAATGGAGGTTCTAATGGAAAAAGTAGTTACGCATTACGGAAAAACTATTCAGCAGCACAGTGTTGAGTGGTACAAAAAACAACTGTTAAAAGATTTTTCTGTTCAATTTATCAAAGACTCTTTATTGCCTCAGCTGTTTAAATGGTCAAACGCTTATAAAGCAGCAGTTGAACTGACAAAATAAAAAGCCCCAGTGGGGCGGGAAGGTGTGTAGATGCTAAAAATAATCATTTTGATTATCTGGAGTTTACTTTGTTATTATTTTGGGTTATGGGTTGGTATTAAGCATTAAATAATTTTACTTAATACTGCAGCCAAAAGTGCAATGACAAGTGGATATATAACTAGTTCAACAAAGCGCTGTAACCTACTTTCTTTGTATTGTTCAATTGATACAATCCCTAATGCAGTTATTCTGACTACTGGAACCATATCAACTAAAACAAGTTTATCGCTGTTTAATTTTGAAACAAAACTATGAACCTTTTCTTCCGACAAATTGGACTTCAGCACAAGGTCGTTTAAAGGCAAATCATCATTTTGTAGTAATTTTAAAATCTGATATTCTGATTTAGTAATTTTGTTCATAAAATCTCCATTCTATAATTTTAGTTTAGTCACTTACATTATATCACGGAGTTATTATATGCGGCATTTGCCACTAGAGAGGAGGTGAGGCTCAATGATTAAACATCATATCACTAAGTATCGTGACGAAAAAGGAAACCGCAAGGCCGTTTCGTGGATACAAGTAAATATTTTAGGTAAATGTATTTGCATGTTCAAGCGTGAAATTAGCGTATAAAAAAAGAACCCCGAAGGGTTCTAGATGAAACTTTAACCTTTGGTAAAGGAAATTCCAGAACAACGAGGGCATGGTGGTAAAGTGTCAGTAGTATCGTCAAGTACAACGCTTTGGCCGCATGCAGTGCAACGGTATGTTCCTTTGCCAGGTTTTTCTCCAGTTTTGTAAGCCATAGTAAATTCTCCTTTCCATAGTATTGAGTCAATATCTAGTGAATATTTACTCAAACTTATTATATCACAGAAGAATGATATCGCTCACAATGAGCAGGGAAGACTGGCGAACAGGTTCGATTCCTGAACTTCCCTTACTGCGTATGCAGAAATTTAAAACACAGAAAGGAGAACGAAATGGAAAAAGAAAAGCGTTCTTTAGTAAAGACGCTAGGTTGGGGAGTTATAGGTGGAATAATAGTTGGATTAATTTATATAATTTTCCACTAGAAATTAAACCGATAATAAAACCAGTTAATAAAACTAGAATATGAGAAGCTATGTTTTGAGTAATAGGATAGATTAATTTATCGAAGAGGTTGTTTTTGTTACCTTCTTTGTACTCAAACTTTGCAAGGGTACCTTTTTCAGAGCGCATGAAACCACCAGAAAGATTAATTGAAATCATATCTTGATTTCTTAATATTTTTGTAAGGTCGTGAACTTCATAAAAAGGGATTTTAGTTGCTTCACTAATTTGAGAGACATCGTGAGGTCGCCCATCATCGAATACCGAAAGTATTCTATACTCTGTTTTAGTTATCATAATAAAATTATATCACATTAAAAGAAAGGAGCCAGTATGGCAGTAGAAAAAGAGTTAATCGCTCTACGAGCAGACGAAAAAATATCTCGAAAAGAAATGGCAGAACTTATTGGGACAACGCCAGAAACTTATCGAAAAAAAGAACTTGGAGAAAGTGATTGGTGGGGGGCAGAAATGTTCTTGATTGCTTCCAAGTTCAATAAACGAATTGATGATATTTTTTTAGACAAAAAATCCACGAAAGGTGGTTTTGAAAAAGCTAGTTAGAAAGGCGAAATATGAACGAACAAGAAGTGACGGTTAAGTCATCACTTATTGAGGCGAACGAATTAATAAAAGCACCCTTTTCAGATTATGGAATTCAAAATGAAGGCGGAGAGCAAATCACGCGAAAAAGAGTTTGCTGACTTAGTTGGTCAAAAGATTTGGCTAGTAGCAGAACTTTTAGGAATTGAATTGGATTAAGTTTTTGGACATTTGGTTTTGAGTTACAAAATAGCCATACAATAAGGTTCAATGAGTATCAGAAAAAGGCGATATTTTAGTTTTTGATAAAAACTAATGCCAATAAGGTTCAATGAGTAACACTAAAAAATCTAATGTTTTTAGACAATATGTGCAACTGTAAAAAGTAGCCATATACTTGTAATCAAAGAATGCTAAAGTTTCAATATTAACAGAAAGGAGTTCATAAAAATATGAACCAATTAGAAAACACATTAACTTCGCTTGAAGTTGCAGAAATGGTTGAGCGTCGCCATGACCAAGTTATTCGAGATATTAGAAAAATAATCGAGCAATTAGCTGACCACAAAAGTGTGGACTCCTCAGATTTAGGAGAAGCCAAAAATGGACTTTCCTCTGAAAGCATTGATATTAACACGTTTTTCATAGAAAGTACTTACACCTCAGCACAAAATAAAGAATTGCCGTGTTATTTAGTTACAAAACAAGGTTGCGAAGTTTTCGGCAATCGGATGACTGGTGCAAAAGGGACGCAGTTCACTGTAGGTTATGTCAGTCGTTTTAACCAAATGGAGCAACATATCAAACAACAACCAGATATTTCAAATCTTAGCCCTGAGCTTCAAATGTTCAATCAAATGTTTCAAGCGGTAGCAAGTCAAGAGCAAAAGCTAGTAGAAGTAAATGATAAAGTAGATAACATTTCAAATATAGTTGCCTTAAACACAGCTAATTGGCGCAGTGAAACAGGAAACTGGGTTAGACAAATGGCTATCAAACAAGGAGGAGGAATTGCTTTTAAAGAAATAAACCAAGAAATTTATGCAGAAGTAGAACGCCGCGGCGGTTTTAAATTCAATGTCCGTTTAAGAAATATGCAAACTCGTCAAATTGAAAAAGGTTATAGCAAATCTGCTGTTAAAAAGTTAAATAAACTTGATGTTATTGAAGCTGATAAAAAAGCTACTCAAATTTATATTCAAGTAGTTAAAGAGTTTGCTATCAAATATCAAGTTGACGTCGCTTAGAAAGGGAAATCTATGGGAGAACGATATGATCCAATGGCTGCGTATCTAGCCAATGGTGTTCTGGAAGAGTTTCGTAAGATGACGAATGAATGGCTGAAATTCCAAAAGGAGCTGTTCAAATATGAAAGTAAGACCGGAGAAATCAGGCAGGTTGATTTGTTGAAAGAATTCCACATGTCATCAGATACGTTGAAAAAGTGGAGAGAAAACGGATTACCTTCAATAAATAGAGGTGGTTCAGTCTTCTATCTCTTGGAAGATTTACATGATTTTTATTACTAAAATGTCGGGCAAGACATGATTAAGGAGAAAACGACTACCTCCACACACACAAAATTAATTCATTAAATGCGGTACTCCGCTAGAAAAGAGAAAGAAAATGAATATTATCGAAGCAACAAAAAAAGCAGTAGATGAAAATAAAGCCATCTACCGCAAATCACTTCCACATATTAAGTTTGTTCCTACAAACTCAAAAAACGCTGCATTTATCCTGTTTTCAGACGACAATGATAGTCCAGCTGGAAGAATGTGGAATCCAATGGCAAAAGACATATTGTCTAATGATTGGGAAGTTCTTAATTAAGTCCAAGAGACTTAGTTATTACTGAAGAAGCAATTGTTGCCAACATTGATAAAGAAACACTACCAGCCTTAGATGCAACTTCCTTTGTTTCGCGCCAAATCTTAGTGTCTCTAACATTGTCCAGGAATTCATGACCTTGCCAAGTTAGACTACCTACAGAAATATGCCATGGTGCACCATTAATCCATTGGATAGTTGCTATGATAAATCCAGCTTCTTCAAGTCGAATAATAGTATATTCTATTTCTTCCTCAGAAAACATGGAAGAATTGCCTTCTTCAAAATCTTTTAAATTAAGGAAATCTCCAAATTTGTATTTTTCTTCTACATCAAGAAGCACAGCACGAACACAGTCTTCATTTAATTTCAAATCAACTTCCCTCCTTTCCATAAAACTAAGCAAATACCGCAAATATCTGCTCACAGTAATTATAGCACTCGGAGGGATTAAGCACGCAAAAAGAAAGGATTCAAAAATGAATCAATTAATTAAAATTTCGTCAAATGAAAATGACGAACAAGAAGTAACAGTTAAATCTTCACTTATCGAAGCAAATGAATTAATTAAAGCAGTCTTCTCGGATTATGGAATCCAAAATGAAGACGGAGAACAAATTACTCGAAAAGATTTTGCTGACTTAGTTGGTCAAAAAATTTGGTTAGCAGCTGATATTTTAGGAATTGAATTAGATTAGGAGAAAACAATGAATCAATTAATTACAATCACACAAAACGAAAACAACGACCAAGTAGTAAGCGGTCGTGAACTACATGAATTTTTAGAAGTAAAAACACCATACACACAATGGTTCAAAGATATGTGCAAGTATGGATTCATTGAAAACATTGACTTTGTATTGGTTTCAGAAAAAAGTGAAACCAATAATCCTAGAAATCCATTTACAACTATTATTAATCATGCCCTCAAACTTGACATGGCCAAAGAAATTTCCATGATTCAGCGTAACGAAAAAGGAAAACAGGCACGTCAATATTTCATTGAAGTTGAAAAAGAACTCAAACAACAGCTTTTACCGCAAACTCCAGAACAACAAATCGCATTACTTGCTCAAGGTAACGTGAACTTGAACAAAAAGGTCGAACAAATCGAAAATTCAGTTCTTGATTTGACTGACCGATTCGGACTTCCGTCAAATAAAGCTAAAGTTTTGCAAAAGAAAGTAGCAAGCAAAGTTTATATGTTTACTGGTGGCAAATATTCAAACGCTCATAAGAAATTAGGCGGCAAAGTATTCAAAGAATTCTATAAAGATTTGAACAACCGCTTCGATGTTGTGAAATATAGCGATATTCCACTTAGCCGTTTTGATGAAGCGCTAGAATATCTTGATATGTGGCAACCATCGTTCAATACAACGCTAGAAATTCGTGGATTGAACTCACAAACCAGTTTTGATTTTGAAGCTTAGAAAGCGTCAATCAGTTATCAAATGAAAGGAAATTAAAATGAAAAACACAATTTTAACATCAAGAGAAGCAGATTCTGCGCTTCAAACTGCTCTAATCGATGGTGCAAAATGGATTATCACACGAACAACCGATACAGTGCTTTATCAAGGGAAGACAATGAACTTTACACCACTTAGAAGCGGTGGAGTATTGCTTGAGGTTTACTGATGCGCAGACTTATTGATTTAACTGGGCAAAGATTTGGCCGCCTGACTGTGATTGAACGAAGTAACATTAAGAAGGACAGAACAGCTGCAGTTTGGAAGTGTCAATGTGATTGTGGAAATACAAAAATTATTGCGGGAAGAAGCTTAAGAAGCGGCAATACAGCATCCTGCGGATGTTTAATGAGGGATATTAATACTAAAGCCTCCTTGGAAGACAAACGATTTCTGAAAGTTCATACCCCGGAAGTTAGAAATAAAGCTGTTTGCACAATAAACGAAAGTAATAAAGCTTTTATTACTAATCTGTCAACTGGAATAAAAAATATTAGTTATGTACCTCGTGCTATTTCTGCTTGTTATCAAGTAGCTATCATTCGGGATAAAAGAAAATATTGTCAAAGTTTTTCAACGCTACAAGACGCATTACGAGCCAAAGAATACGTATTAAGCCGCTACAAAAAAGGCATTCCAAACTGGAATGACAAATTATAAGGAGAACAAAATGAAAAAAGAAGAAATTGAATTATTAGTGAAATTTGCTATGCGAACTCAGAAAAAAGTAGATATTTACAAAATTAAAAAAGTAGTTGAAGGTTTTATCGCTTGCCAACCCGATCACATTGAAGAATGGGCGTTCGAAGACATGAAAGATTATCAAATCCCAGAAATGCCAATTTTGCTTGAAGTTTTACGTGAAGCTGAATTAAAACGAGTTAAAAGTGAGCGTGAAGAGCTTGATGAAATCATTGAAATGCTTGAAGACAAAGATGAATTCGAGTCTTGGTTTGATTTTATGGAATACGATGAGGAGGAAGAAAAATGGAACTAACAGACTTAACAAAAGAGCAACGTCGAGAGCTTAATCCAAAGATTTTAGAAATGATTGAATCTGGTAAATCTGAACAAGAAATATATGATTTTGTTTTAGAGAAGCATCCTAAGCTTGTATATATAACTACAGAAAAAATGACCGAATATGCAAATGCCTGTTTAACCGATACTAAAAAAGAGCTTGAAGAAGAAAAGATAAAACATGAAGAACTAAAACAACAGTTGAACGATTTAAACGAATATTATGAGCTTCAAAAACAAGCCGTTTCTGAAGAATTTAAATTGACACTCGATGAAGTCGAAGAAATCAACGAACGATTCAAATTTAAACAATGGACAGCCTCTTTTCCTATTTTTAACATAATTGTTTTGTGTTGGAAATTCAAAAGATTGTTTAGAAAGGCAAAAATATGAGCCGTACAGGAACTACCCGCCAAGATATGATGGAAATTTCACTTAACCAAATTATTAGAAAAAACCTAACTATTCGGAGCCTGTCAATGATTTTGGGTGAAATGATGAGTGAGCTAGTTAATGACGCTGATCTCGTCGCTTATTCTGGTAATTTTGAAGAAATAAATACGCTTCTTGACTGCATTTTAGATGAATCTAATGGGAATGACTTTGATTTGGATGAGTTTAGAACACACTTCGAAAAGTTATTGACTAGAAAAGACGTTGACACTTTAGGTCGAATCGACATGAGTGATTTAGCAGCGCTTGATAAAGCTTTAAATTTACCAGAAATGAGTGTCTATGAAGCCGTCAAAAAGATCAGAGCGAAAAGAACGACAAAATAAAAAAGCCCTGCATGGCACGCAGAGCAAGTAGGAAATTCGCCAAAACTTCTACTTAAATTATACCACGAATGCCTATAAATTTGAAATGGAGAATTTAAATGAGTGTTGAAAAGAAATTAAAAGGTAAATTCAAACCAAAACAGTCAGGAACTGCAAAAGAATTTGTTATGTACCTCATCGGTAACGGTTATTCATTTTCATATAAAGAGAACGAAAAAACAGGCGATATCACAATTGATATGAGCTTTGAGTATGACGCATTATTTGATGATGCAAAAAAGGCCTTTGACAGTATGGAAGAAAAAAATAATCCTCAAATGTCAATTTTTGAAGAAGAAAATTAGAAGCGGAGAACATTAAATGACAGTACCAGTAGTTTTTGAGGTAGGAACTAAATACGCTAGATACATGGTGAAAGGTTAAGGGGTAAGAAAATGGCAGCAATAGACGAAATGTTGAATGTACGCACAGAAATCGAGCAGGCAGTCGCAAAAGAATGTAGTTTTACAGAATTTAATCCATTGTTTGAAGATTTATTTTTCTCTCTTAACTTTCTTGAAGAACGAGACGGCTTGAAATTGGAAAAATATGATATTTATCAAGCGTTAATGACCGCTTATAGTGTTGGATTTAATCGTGGTAAAAAAGCTCACAAACCTACAAAATGGCTTGAAAAAGAAAGCGAACAATTTGAAGATTATTGGCAACTCTATAATTCTGTAAAAAATCAGGCTATAGAAGATATATCAGGCGGAAGCTGTGCAAGACAATGTCGTGAATTTAATGCTTTAGTCACTCGTAGAATGTACGAAGCAGGAATAGCAGAAGAAAAGAAAAACTGGACTTCTTGGGATAAATAAGGGGGCATGGCATGAAAATTAACACTATTTCAGATTTAAAAGAGTTTGTAACTTCTCTTGAAGGTTATGACGATAATATACCGCTTGCAATTAGTATCAAAGGACAAGCTGAATGTTTTGCGGTTACTCCCTTACCTTTTTCTAAAGCTTTCGGACAGAAACAGCCTGATTTAGTAAGCTTACAGATTTTTAGAAAAGGGTTGCTATCAGAAAAAGGAGGAGAAGTGTATGGCACAAAAAAATAAAACAAAAATCTATTTTTGGATAAAACTAGATGAAAATTTCTTTAAAAATCTAGCCATTAAAAATTTGAGAAAAACAGTAACTGGTGGAGATACTTTAGTGATAATTTACCAGCAAATGTTGCTATCGTCTCTGCCGAATAATGGGGTTATCTATTATGAAGGAACGTTACAAGATATCGCTCAAGAAATTGCATTAAATCTTGACGAAAAGCTTGATGATGTCAGATTGGCTATAGATTATTTCCAAAAAGCAGGTTTATTGCAAATAGGAGATGACGGAAGTGCAGAAATGCTTCAAGTTCCAATGCTTATAGGGCAAGAAACAAATTGGAATAAATATAAAAGGGATAAAAAGTTGGAAAATTTCCAACCGACTTCCAACCAACTTCCAACTAGTTCCAACCAAGCTCCAACAGAGATAGAGAAAGAATTAGAAATAGAAATAGAAAAAGAAATAGAAAAAGAAATAGAAATAGAAAAAGAGAAAAATACAGAAACAGAAGAATTATTCTTGAACTATTTTTCTATCTTCACTAATTTATCAAAAAAAAATCTTTCAAGAAGAGCAATGGCTTTGCAAGTATTTATTACACTATCTCATGAACAAAAGGAACGTTCTGTTATTGGAGCCAACAACTATGTAGAATATTATAAATCTAAAAATCCTGGAGATAATGAAGCAAAGTTTAGTATTAATGCTTATGAATTTCTTAGCAATATGATGTTTGAAGAATATCAGCAAAAAGTAAAAGTTAAAAAAGAAACTCTCGGGGGTCTTATCTAATGGCTTTTGATACATGGAGAGATGACGGAGAGTATGCTATCAAAGCAACTGATGTTTTAAAAAACTATCAAGAAGGTGGGGAACTTGGAACTTGTGAGGTTCACGGCTGTGAGATTATCGGCTCTAAGAAACCTGTGCTTTCTTATCCTAAGAATGAAAAAGGCGAAGTGATTGGTGAACCTTACTTATATGATGTAAGAGTTTGCCCGATGTGTCATGCTGAAGGAATAAAGACAGTTGCTACTAAAGCTGTCAATGACTTCTTAGGAGAATTCAAAGCTAAAAAAGGCATTGATTTGACTGAAAATGTCATTGTTAAATATGATTTCGCTGATGAATTAAGTGTTGTATCTTGTGACAACATGGTCAAGTGGATTGTTACCAATGTTGGTAGACAGAAAAAAGTAAAACGCTTAAAGGTCAGAAAGTACATACAGATTGCTGAAAATAGATTTTCTAGTGATGAAGCAAGAGAAAAATATTTGAAAATATTACATGATATTGAAGAAGCAGAAATTCTTATTTTCGATTCATTGGCAGATTTTACAGCAAATCAAGCTGAAAAAGCATTGACTCCTTTATTAAGCGCAAGTGATAACTGTTCAATTATTATATTAACAATTCCAGAAAGTGATGAAAGGCTTGAACAATTGCCAGCAAGATTGAAATTTAAACTCAATAATGCGCAAGTAATGAATTTCTCAAGTACAGGACACCAAAGATGAAGTTCCAGCAAGCTAAGAACTCAAAATATGGGGCAAAGAAAACAACGGTAGATGGCATTGTGTTTGATAGCAAAGCCCTCGGAGTTGATTTAGTGAAAGTGGTGTAATTATGACTGAAAAAGAATTTAGAGTTTGCACCAATTGTGGTGTTATGGATTTAAAAAGTAATATGTGGAACATGAACTACGGATATTATCTCTGTGATGATTGTTACTGGAAAGACGAGGTTTCAGAATGACCGACAAACTAATATCGCTGGTCAATGACTGGCGGGGAGGGATTGAATGAAACTTTTGTGTAAGCTGTTCGGGCATAAGTGGACGTTTGAAGATAAAAAATTGCTTCTATTGCCATATGGAAAGCATCACTGTGAGCGTTGCGGATTACTATATAAATATAACGAATCAGAGCCTGATACATACGTTAAATGGCTTGATAAACATATGTATTGAACGCAAAAAAACTCCTGCTAGACAACAATAGCAAGAGTTAAGTATGAACTGGCCGAGTTCTAATTTAATGTAAAATAAATCCAAAATCTAGATTAATTTGACCAAGATTATTATAGCACTATTAACATTATTTTGTCGTTAACAAATGGCAACAAAAAAGTCTCGGTTGGCCAGTTCGAGACATGGATAGTTATTTTAAATTCGCTAGTTATATTTTATCAAATTTTATTATAACACTATTATAAAACAACTATTGTTAACAAAAGATAATATAAAAACCCGAACTGACCAAGTTCGAGTTATATGTTCTAGGTTTAAATTTTATTCTTAAAATTTAGGTCTACTACATTATACCATAATAAAAATAAGTTATAACAAAAAAGCTCGAGTTGACCAAGCTCGAGCGAAATACGAATTTACAACTTATTATTTATTTTCGGTCAGTTATATTATATCACATACTGAGCTAGGAACTCGCTAAACTCAACTGGAGGAGAAATGAAATGTTTTATTTTTTAACGAGCTTTGTTCCAATATATCTTCCCATTAATTCATCAGATAAAATGTCAGTTAATGATGAAAAGATATTGGCCTTAATGCTTCTTCTATTAATAATTTCGGCTGTTATAGGAACATTATTTAGTAAGTTCAACGGCCATGATATCGGAGATAGTATTCTTCTTGGGGGAGGTATAGGCTTATTAGTAATGGGATTTATCGAACTATTAATTTGGATAATTATAACATTACTATAAAATAAAAAAAGCCCACGGCAATGGGCTTTCTCAAAGGATTTATCTAACTTAATTATACCACAAAAGGAGATTTTGATGAATGGCAGATAAGTTAGATAGAATTATCGGAGATTACGTAAATGGCAGACTTGAAGCTAGAATAAAATCAATTGAAAGCAGATATCTTTATAAACAAAAAGTAGATAACTTAGGCATTCGTACAGCTTATTCTGGTGGTTCGGAACCTGAAAGCCACGTCTTAAATAAAGAAGCACTTGAAAATGATGAGGAATACATAAAACTCAAAGACCTGATGTATCAATTCAGCTTATGGTACGAACCTTTAATCAAGGAGGAAAAAGAAATAATTAAGCTAAAACACTGTGGTTACGGTGGCTTTACATGGTACAGAGTAATGATGGAACTTGATAATGAAGGTATTGAGATTTCAGAAAAGAAAGCGAAGTTTATTTACTACCGATTCAGAAAAGATATAAATCCTCATATTGGCTATTTCATTTGAAAGCATGGGTCAAATTGGGATAAAAACGACACGAAAAAGGCACGAAATTGGAGTGTTGCTCCTTGTTTTTGCTGATATACTTGTATTATGAAGTAAAAGGCAAAAGCAAAAATATCATAAGTATCGGTTTGAATTTGCTTCATAATTAGTGGCTATTTTACATAGCGAGACGTTGCTGGACGATAAAACCAGTGGTTGGAATTTAGCTCAGTTGGTAGAGCCGAGGACGGTAAATCCTCGTGAAAAGTCGGTTCGAGTCCGTAAATGTGAGGTCACGCTTAGCGCAGGTTCAAGTCCTGCAGTTCCAATTAGGCATTTATATTGCACATTCATGTTAAGTGTTTACGACGATATATTATGCCAAGTCCATAGTAAGGCAGTCACGACTTCAGTGATATTGTTTACAACATTGGGCGATTTTGTTGTCTATCTCGTCATAGACTTTGCTGACTACCCCATAGGACTTTCTAGGAGTCAAGGGTTTACAGCGTAGCAAGCACGGTACGGAAATGTAGGCGCTCAGGGTTCGACTCCCTGACTTGCTATTCGATTGCATTGCTTAATACCGGTGCATGGAAAAATATTTAAATTATTTATTAGTCAGTTTACGCTGGCTATTTTTGATTAGCGTTTATAACAAATTTATAGTATTCTTAATTAAGTATTGTAATTAAGGAGAAAATATGAATATTTTTGTAAACGGTTTGTTGGTATTAATTTTAGGTGGTATAACCATTGTTGGTTATTTTTTGAAAGATTTACCAAAACTAATAAGAGGGCTTAGGATAGAAGAAAGTAGAAAGAATAGTGAAAAAGAGATACAACGCGAGATATTTTTTAGACAATTAAAAGGATCCGAATTAGCTAATACATTAGAAGATTGGTCTGATATAATTATGAGTCTGGAAAAATCAGATAAAAAGAACTATAAGCCGGAAAAAATGATGAGCTTACAAAAAAAGGTTCTTCTTTATGGTTCTGATCGAAGTGTTAAAATACTTTCTGAAACGATGCAGAACTTTTACAATCCCAATGAAAATTCTTTTATTGCGATGTACTATATTTGCAGGTTAATCTGCAGCTTAAAATTGGATTTTACTGGTTATGAAATATTACCAGTTGATATTATAAAGATTAAAATAACAGATTATAATTCCAAAGAAAATATAGAAAAATTCACTGAGGCTCAAGATATAGTTGAAGGAAGGTTAAAAGAACTAGGCTTGATCTAAAAAAGAGGGAGGAGAAGATGCTACTTATAGCGTTAATTATATTATTGCTAAAACTTTCAGGAATAATAAATTTATCCTGGATACTGGTTGTAGTAATTTTATTTTTGTTATTGGTTGTTTCAATATTCGAACTTAAATGTATATATAAAATAATTGATAAAAGATTTAAATAGGTTGTCCAATGGGCAGCCTTTTATTGTTGGAGGAATAGTATGGTTAAGGCATTAAAAGAAATTAACGAAATGGTGGATGAGTTAAATGCAATTAGTAGTGATTGTAATACCTTAGCTGATGAAATAGATTGGTCAGAAGTTAGTGATAGGGTATCTGTTTGGGCTAATAAATGTAGCGAATTATTTATTAAAAAGAATGAGTTATCTAAGGAAAATACTAAACGAATAGATTTGATTATTGATACTTTTAAAGATTGCTTTGACCAACTACCTGAACCATGTAAGCAAGTATTGATTGTTTATAGTAACTATGATAAGGGTGGTGATTAATATATGCCAATGACTGGACGCTGTCGTGAGCCTAACTGCCACGCTATGGTTATTAGACCACTACACTATTGTACTAAGCACGCTGATAAAGAAGCAGCATATCAAGCAAGTAGAGAGCGATGGACTAATCGCAATGATGATACTAAAAGATATAAGGACTATAACAAGCGCAAGCGTGAGTATAGCGACATTAAAGTAGAACAGAATAAATTCTATCAAAGCAAGCAATGGAAGTCTATACGTGATGTAGTGAGACGTAGAGATAACTTCCTTTGCCAGTACTGCAAAGCACACAACAGAATAAGAACTGGTAAGATAGTGGACCACATCGTGCCAGTTGAGTTTGATTTGAATGGTAAGACCATCATGGATAACTTGGCTTTCTGTTGTAGCAAATGCCACACAAGGAAAACTAAGTGGGAGCAAATTTATTATGGAACTGGTTACGGAAATAAAACTAAAAATGTAATCCCCATAAAAAATGTAAAAGATGTTCCTGATTTTCAAAAAAATGAACGATAATTTTTAACAACCCTCCCCCCTATCTTTTCACAGGGAAAGCACACACATAGGTATCGTCTTGCGTGAAAACCCATTTTTCAAAATTTTTATATAGGGGGGGGGTCAAAACACTAAAAGAAAGGAGAAAAATGACAGCTAAGAAGTTCAAAGACAGTAATGACGGGAAGTTGTCCTATCGTGCACCTAAGCACCTTTCTCCTCTCGCAAGTGCTTGTTGGCGTAAAACTGTTCCCTTTCTTGAGGAACAAAAGCCAGTTGATAAGATTGATTCGTTTTTAGTTGAAATGTACTGTACTCAGTATGAAATTTATAGAAATTCATACGAACATCTTAAAAAACATGGTGAGGTTCAAGAAATTTATAAACCAGTTCAAGATATGACTGGTGAAATTATTGACAGACAATTTCAAGGTTTTAAACGTAATCCAATGACTCAAATTTACTCGGATGCAATAAAAAATCTTACAAAGATTGGTTCTGAGTTAGGTTTATCTCCAAAATCACGTTCTGAATTGATAGAGCTTAACATGCAAGATACGAATGAAAAAAGCACTAAAGAAAAGATGAAGGCGTTCTTTGATGGGGGTGATGACGATGATTACTGAGTTAGCTCCTACAAAAACAATGAATAATCTTATTATTGAATTTAAAGTTGATTTAACGAAGGACCATGACGTCTTAGGAGCTTATCATAGTATTGATTTTTCAGGAATACGTGCTAAATATAGAGACCCTGGCACAAGATATGCATTCGCAGTATTAGACGGTATAACAAAATCTGGGTATCTAACAAAATTAGCAGCATTTAGGCATTTAAGAGACCTTCAAAGAATTGGACGTGAAGATTTTCCTTACAGATACTCTAAAAAGGAAATAAAAAATTTACTAAAAGTTGCTTCAGTTGTCCCGAATGTTGATACAGGCGAACCAACTGAGCTAATGCCTTGGCAAAAATTCATTATGTGTATGCTGATAGGCTGGAGGAATAGCGAAGGTGGAAAAAGGTTTACTGTCGCTATAATATCAGTATCTCGTGGGCAAGGTAAAACTTATATTCTAGCAATTTTGATGGTTTATTCATTTTTATTTGAAAGTCTTGGTTTATCAAATCAGGACTTTTTAGTTTCCTCGATAAACTTTAAACAGACAAGCAAATTGTTTGGATATGTTAAGACGATGCTTAAGACAGTTATAAAAATTGAACCATTTAAAACAATTGCTGCTGAAACAGGTTTGACTGATCGTTCTATTCTGAATGATGAAGTTGTCATGAAGAAAATGAATAATAAAATTCGTGCTATTTCTCATGAAGCTGGTCAATATGATAGTTTTCACTTTACAACTGCTATTTTTGATGAAATCGGAGAGGTAACTAATAGAGAAAAAATTTCTAAAATTGTTTCTGGACAAGTTTTGGTTAAAAATCATCAGTTTGTACAAATTTCAACTTCCTATCCAGACCCTAGCGTTCCTTTTAGGAAGGACCAAAAAACACTTCAAGAAGCTATGGAGAAAGATTGGGATAGAGAAGCAGATACTTCTTTGTGTTTGGTATGGGCGCAAGATGATTTATCAGAAACATTCGAGCCAGAAACTTGGGTAAAATCAAACCCTCTTCTTGAATTGGAAGATAAAAAAGACATTTTATTAAAAGGATTGATTGACAAACGAAACAGTGACTTGTTACAAGGGACACTACATGATTTTCAAACTAAAAACCTTAATATGTGGCTTCAGCAAGATGTTGATAGTTACTTAAATCTTGCTGATGTTGAAAAAGCTATTATTCCTGAATTTAGCATTCATGGGCAACGCTGTTATATAGGTATTGACTATTCAATGATGTCAGATAATACAGCGATTGCTTTCGTTTTTCCTTATTTAGATGATGAAGGGAAGCCTAAGTGGCATGTTGAACAGCATTCGTTTGTTCCATTCCAAAGAGCAGGTTCAATTGATGCTAAAGAAAAACAAGATGGTATTAATTATAGAGAACTAGAAAAATATGGTTTTTGTACAGTTACAAGCCACCAACAAGGGTTAATCAATGATGATGAGGTTTATGAATGGATTGTTAATTATATTGAAGATAACGCATTGGATGTTATCTTTTTTGGTTACGATGCAATGGGTATCACTAAAGTAATTCAAATGCTCATGAATAATACTGGCTATAATTTACAACCTATCCGTCAAAGAACGAGTGAGTTGAAAGACCCTACAAAATTTTTACAAAAACTATTTGTAGAGGGCTCTATTAGTAGGCTAGATGATAAAATCATGGAAAAATCGCTGTTAAATGCGGTTTTACGAGAAGATTCAATAGGAATACAGGTAGATAAACGAAAAGCAACTTTAAAAATTGACGTTGTTGATGCGATTATTGATGCTTTATTTCAAGGGATGTATCACTTTGAGGATTATGGTATGGCAAATGACAAGAGTTGGCAAGTTGAGCATATGACACCAGAACAAGTAAAAGAATGGGTTACTAGTCAAGAATCTGGCTTGTTAGACCTTGAGGATGAAATAGATGATGATTGGGGATTCGATGAAGATTTTTAAAGACTTATTTTCTTTAATTTGGAAAATATTTGATGTACTTATGTTTATTGCTTTTGCAGTAACCATAACAGTAACAATGTTTATGTGGAATAAAACAGCCGGTGGAGTTACTTTATCAGTTGTTTTTATTTTAGCAGGATTAATTTCCGAGTTTATAGAAAAGAAAGGAGGTGATTGATTTTGCCAATATTAAACTTTATCAACCAAACAAATGATCCGCCAGAAGTTGGTAGTGTTCAAAGCTATTTTCCAGATGGAAATGATGCTCAAATAATGGAAAGTTTGCTTGGTGATAATAATGAATGGGTTTCAGCTCGTGCAGCATTAAGAAATTCAGACTTATTTTCTATTATCTTGCAACTATCTAGTGATTTAGCAATAGTTAAAATCAATGCTGAAAAGAAAAAGAATCAAGGAATCATTGATAATCCAAGTACTAATGCTAATAAACATGGGTTTTGGCAATCAATGTTTGCACAGTTGCTTTTAGGAGGCGAAGCATTCGCTTATCGTTGGAGAAATGCTAATGGCGCTGATATGAAATGGGAATATTTAAGGCCATCTCAAGTAAATACTTATTATTTCGAGTATGAAAACGGAATGTATTATAACATCACTTTTGATGACCCTAAAATAGAGCCTATTTTACAAGCTCCACAGAGCGATTTGATTCATATGAAACTACTATCAATTGATGGTGGTAAAACTGGAATTAGTCCACTTTACTCTTTGAGACGTGAATCAAAAATCCAAAGAGCCTCTGATAGATTAACAATTAGTTCATTGAATAGTTCATTAAATGTTCCTGGTGTACTTACTGTTAAAGGTGGTGGACTTCTTAGTGATAAAGATAAAGCATCTCGTTCTCGTTCGTTTATGAAACGTTCAAGAAGTGGGGGTCCTGTAGTATTAGATGACCTTGAAGAATTTACTGCACTAGAAATTAAATCAAATGTAGCTCAATTATTATCACAAACAGATTGGACTTCTAAGCAATATGCCAAAGTATATGGGCTTCCTGACAGCTATATTGGTGGACAAGGTGACCAACAATCCTCAATTCAACAAATAAGTGGAATGTACGCAAGTGCATTAAATCGCTATTTAAGACCTGCTATAAGTGAATTGGAGTATAAGTTAAGCGACCACATAAGCGTTAACATGAGACCAGCTATTGACCCTCTTGGTGATAATTACTTATCTACTATTAGTACTGCTACAAGATGGGGTGCTGTAGCTCAAAATCAAGCTACATATATCTTGCAAGAAGCAGGATATATTCCTAAAGACCTACCAGCCCCTGAAAATACAAATAAAAAGACAACTGGCCAAAGTAATGAGCCAGTACCATAGGAAAGGAGGTGGTCATGGTGATTATTCTTAGAAAGGAGGTAAATGATGACAGTAATCGAAATCAAAGGAACAATTGTTGATGATGGCTATGGTATGATGTATGACTATTTTGGACTAGGTGATTTATTAACTTGGCCCTCAAAGGTTAAAAATATTTTAAATAATGCTGAAGATGAAGAAGTTATTTTGAATATCGCATCAAATGGTGGTGATGTATTTTCTGCTTCTGAAATTTATACAAAGCTTAAAAATTCAAACAAAAATATTGTTGTAAATATTGAAGGAATCGCAGCATCTGCAGCATCAGTAATTGCAATGGCTGGAGATACGGTAAATATCTCTCCAACAGCCCAATTGATGATTCATAAGGCTATGAGTGGTAGCCAAGGAAATGCTGACGACTTTGAGCAAGAAGCTAAAGTTTTAAATGGTGTTGACCAATCTATTGCTGCAGCTTATGAATTAAAAACTGGTATGAAACAATCTGATTTGTTGCAGTTGATGTCTAACGAAACATGGATGACAGCTCAAGATGCAGTGGATAAAGGATTTGCAGACAATATTATGTTTGTAGATGCTAATAAACCAGTATTTTCTAACTCAATCGGCAATATTCCAACTGCTGATAAACTTAATGAATTTATGAATTTCATGAATTTCAAAAATCGGAATAACCCTCCGAAAGAAGAACCAATTATAGAAAACAAACAAGCCGATTTACGTTCTCGTAAGTTGGCTATTTTATTAGAAAAATAAAGGAGACTCAAATGGAATTAACACTTAATGAACTCAATGAAAAATGGGTAGAGTCAGGAAATGAAGTTTCTGACATTAACGCAAAAATGCAAAATGCTTTGAATGATGACGATTTTTCTCAAGAAGATTTTGCAAAACTTAAAAATCAGTATGAAACCGCAAAAATTAAACGTGACGCTTGGCATGAACAAGTAGTCGAAGCTCAAGCACAACAAGTCGTTAATATGCGTAATGAAGATAAAACGCCCTTAAACAATGATGAAAAAGATTTAAAAAATAAATTTGTTTCTGATTTCAAAGCGATGATTAAAGGTGACCCTCAAATCGTGAACCTTGTAACTTCAGACACTGACGAAAATGGTGATGCAATTGGTTTAACAATCCCTCAAGATATTAAAACAACAATTAATATTTTGAAACGCCAATACGATGCTCTTGAGCAATATGTCAATGTTGAAAATGTAACTACTGCATCAGGTTCTCGTGTTTATGAGAAATGGTCAGATGTTACGCCATTGACTAATCTTGATGCTGAAGACGAAGCAATCGGAGATAATGATGATCCAAAACTTTCATTGGTTAAATACGTTATCAAACGTTATGGCGGCATTACTACAGCCACTAATACCTTATTGAAAGACACAGCTGAGAATATTTTGGCGTGGCTCTCTGGTTGGATCGCTAAAAAAGTTGTTGTTACACGTAATAAAGCCATTCTTGCGGTTATGGATGCTGCTCCTACTAAACCAACACTTGCAAACTTTGACGACATTATCTCAATGATTAACACATCCGTTGACCCAGCTATTAAAGCAACCTCAATTTTGATGACAAATTCTTCTGGATTCAATAAATTGAGCTTGGTCAAGGATGCACTTGGTAATTACTTGATGCAACCAGACCCTAAAAATGCTGACCAATACCTAATTAAAGGAAAACGAGTGATTGAAATTGGAGATCGTTGGCTAGCAAGTAAAGGGACAGCTTCAAATCCTGTTTATCCGCTCTATTTTGGGGATTTGAAACAAGCAGTTACTTTGTTTGACCGAGAAAATCTTTCGCTTTTGACAACTAATATCGGAGCTGGTGCTTTTGAAAAAGATTTGACAAAAATTCGTGTTATCGACCGTTTTGATGTCGTTTCAACAGATAAAGAAGCTTTTGTTGCTGGTTCATTTGCTGCAATTGCTGACCAAGTAGGGAACTTCAAAACTACAACAACTACTGCCGGATAATCAGGAGGGATTTAAATGAGCGTAACTGTTGATGACTTACTAGATCAGCTATCAGAAGATGATGATCGCAAACCACAACTTCAAATTTATTTTGATACAGCAACAGCATATGTGAAAAATGCAGTGAGTTCTGATACAGTTGACGCTCCATTTTTCAGTGTAGAAAACGTTTCTCCGATTTATGATGTAGCTGTTCTTAGCTATTCGATGGATTTGTGGATTAATCGTTCTACAACTATGTCTCCCACTACTGCTGTAGATCATATGGTTGGACAGTTGAGAGGCCTTTATTCTTCGTGGAAGGAGGAGCAGGATGGCCAAAACTTACAAACCGAATGATTTTAACAGAAAATGTCAGATTGGAGTTACTAAAACAGTAACGGCTTCAAGTGGAGGTAAGATTGAAAAAATTGACCCAGCAACGGTTTTAAATGTTCGATTTGCGGCTAAAATGAGATCACTTGCGCTTCAATTTCAGATAATTGGTACAACTACGGCTGATACATTTGATATTGCAATTAGACATAATAAGCTAGTTACAAAGAAAATGTGTGTTCAAATAGATGATGTTCTTTACAACATTATTAATATTTCTTCAGATGAATCTGCAAAGCTTATTAAATTTGATATTTTGACTCTTCAAGCGAAGAAGAAGGGAGCTTAATATGGTTTCGTTTTATGATGCGATGCAGCTTATTGTCGATAGAGCTGAAGAATTAAGTACGAAAATGTCTGTAGAAGATAAAGCCGAAGTTACAAAGGCAGGCGCTAAAGTTTTTGAGCAAGCATTGGCTTATGAAGTTAGAAACAGGCACTACCGTCATCGTGATACTGGAGAAGACCCACATTTAGCAGATAGTATTGTTATGAAAAATAAGAATATTGATGATGTAAAGGATGGGCAAAGTGTTGTAGGATGGGAAAGAAGTACGGAAAAAGGTACTCATACAAAAGGTTATATCGCTAATATTATTAATAACGGTAGTCGTTTTCCTCAGTTTACAACACGTTCTGGAAGAAAGTACAAAAAGCCCGGTGAAGTTGCGGTTCATGCAGATCATTTTATTGAAGAAACAAGAAATAATCCTGTTGTAAAGGAAGGAATATTAAAAGCAGAAGCTGAGGCAATGCGTAGAATTATTAATAGAAAAAAGAAGGAGAGTAACTTATGAAAAGACCAGTTGAAATTGTTCAAGACATAATTGCAGCTAGTGACTTTCCGCATGATGAAATCTTTCTTGATTCTATCCCCAAAGAAAAAGAAGATTCTATTAATGAAACTCAGGTTTTACTGACAGAATCTGATAATGGACCAAGTGATTATGGTAATTCAGAATTTGTTTCACTTTTATATGGTGTTTATATTCAAATCTTTTACTCGAACGCTGAAGATTCGGATATAAATGTTGTTCAAAGCGAAATTAATCTGATGAAATCATTTATAAATAATGATTGGCTTATTGCACAATCAAAAAGTCACTATATTGACCCCGACACAGGTCAAATTATTAAAAATTTAACGGTGCAACGCATCATGACGTTAAGCGAGATAGCAAATAGCTAACTCGTTTTTTATTTAAGAAAGGAAATTAAAATGGCAACAAAAGGTTTGAAAATGGTAACACTTGCTCTATTAGATGATACTGGAGCGATTGTAAAAGGAGCTGACGGTTTATCAACAGATGGTACTTTCCCAATTACTGATGAAATGCTAGGTACAAAAACTGCAAACATCACTAATGTATCAAGTGCTCCAACAATGATTTATGGTAATGATGGTCAAGTAGATGCAGATATTGCAAAAGGTACTCCTTCGGTAGCATTCGACTTCAATGGTTTGCCTTTTGATATCAAACAAAAACTCCTTGGACGAGTTAATGATACTAAAGGTGGATATACTCAAGGGACTGTTCCTAAAGTTGCGGCTTTGATTCAAACGACAACAATTGGTTCAGCCTCTCCTCAATATATTGGCTTTGCTGCAGGTAAAATGAATGAAACCGCATTGAACTTGCAAACAAATACCAATGCGGTTGTACGTGTGGATGATGCATTGACATTTACTGCATTCTCTGTAAGCCGTTGGGGTGGAGAAGCTATCAAATTCTATGATGGTGGAGATGCTAAATTTACTGAAGCTGCAATGTTAGCAGATGTATTTAACGGTTATACTGCTCCGACTACTGGCGGTTCAGGTTCAGGAACTGGTGGACAATAATAATTAAAGGCGGAGCAATCCGCTTTTTATATGGGATAGATAGAAAGGTCTATTATATTAGGTTCGATACCTGACTATTCCTTTACAAAAAGTAAAATAGAGGAGAGTTACAATGAAATTATCATTACCAGAAATTCGAGAAGAATCATTTGAAGTTAAAACTTCAATTAAGAACATTAAAAAAATGCACGCCTACCAATTGGAGTTGGCAAAAAGCCAAGAAAAACTTGCTTCAGTACAAGACGGAACACTAGAAGAATTAACAAAAGCAATCGCTCTTGATGATATGTCAGTAATTAATAATGCTGAAAAATTTATTACTGAAATTCTAGGTTTAAATAAAAAAGAAGTAGATAAATTAGAAGAATTTGACCGTGGCCAATTTATGAATTTGCAATCTAAACTTGTTCTTTCACTTCAAGGGTATGATGATGATCAAATCGATACTATGTTTAATGAGGAGGTTGATTCTGCCGAAAAAAAAGTTCAAGCATTGAAGAACGAAAAGTCTACCACCACAACCAATTAATAGATTTACAACTATTTGAAAAAAATATTATCGAAAATTGGCACTGGACATTAGAGCAAGTAGATAATCATGATTATTATGACTTAATTGATGTATTTAAAGCCAATGAAGACAATAAGATGGCTTCATTTGATGATTTGAAGAAGATGTTTGGACAATGATATTCATATCAATACCTAATGTTTAGGTGTTTTTTTATACTCAAAAATTAGAAAGGAGTAAAAATGGCAGATATAATGGTTGATTCAGTCACCACAGGGATTGACTTGAATGAGACAAAAGCTGTTGAGGCTATCAACCGCTTAAAATCAGCAGTTAAAGATAGTACTCGTGAATGGCAGATTAATGAAGCACAGGCTAAATCTGCTGGAGATGCTGTTTCTGCATCAAAATATCGCTATGAAGGTCTTAGTGAAGCAATGGAAAAGCAAAAAGCTTATATTGCTAACCTTTCAGAAGGTATGAAGACAATCAATAGAGATACTGATGCTGGTGAAAAGGCTTATCAAAAATATAATGCTCAGTTAACCACGGCAGAACGTTCTCTTGCCTCAATGACAGGGCAATTAAACCGTGCAAAATCAGCTTATGAGTATCAACAAACTGGTATTGATGATTTAAATAAATCTCTTAGTGCTAACGATAAACTCATGCAGTCTCAAATTGATTTATACGAGAAGACTCGTAATAAAATGGGAGCTGCTAAAGCCGAAGTTTCTGGTCTATCTACTTCATACGCAAAGCAAACTGAAATTTATAGAGCCCAAGTAACTGAGCTTAAACGATTAGAAGCTGCCGAGGGTACAAGTTCAGAAACTCTTGTTAAGCAAAAAACAAGGGTAAATGAAGCTGCTTCGTCATTATTGAACTACAGAAATAAGCTTTTAGAAGCTAACTTGGCAGTTACAAAGATGCAGCCGTTTAATTCCGAGTCTCTCATTGGTAAAGGTTTAAATACCGTTTATCAAACAACTGAGAAAGCTACCGATGTAATGGCAGCAGGATATCAAAAAGTGAAAAGCGCAGCTTATCAAAGTGCTTTTGGGATTGCTGCAATTGGTGCAGCTGCAGTTAAGGGTGCTCAAATGGCATCTGAACTTCAAAACCAATATAAAACAACTTTTAACTTATTAGTAACTGGTGGCGAACAAGCTAAAGAAGCTCAAGAAAATGTTAACAAAATGCAAGAGCAAGGTTCTGAACTTTCTGTTAAGTACGGTAAAACTCAAAAAGAAATAGCAGATGGATATCAAGAACTTGTAAAACGTGGATATACGAGTGCTCAAGCTCTTGGTGCTTTGCCCACCATGTTGCAAGCTTCGGTAGCTTCTGGTGATGATTTTACTGATGTTGTACATAACTCAACAGCAGCGCTTGAAAGTTTTGGTAAACGAGCTGATGATGTTACTGGAATGACAAAAAATACAAAAGAAGTTGTTAACCAGATGGCCTATGCAGCAGATATGACAGCAACTGATTTCCAAAGCATGGGTGTAGCAATGGAATATGTAGGGGCATCGGCTCATCAAAGCAAATTAAGCTTGTCAGAGACAGCCTCTGCAATTGGTATTCTTTCTAATAATGGTCTTGAAGCTGACAAAGCAGGTACTGGACTTAGAAAAGTGATTGTTTCGCTACAATCTCCAAGTAAAGATGCTGCTGAAGCACTAGCTGGAATTGGGTTAAGCACAAAAGATTTTGTAGACCAAAACGGAAATATGAAGTCAATGACGGAAATTTTCGGATTGTTAAACCAACATACAGAAAAACTAAGTTCATTCCAAAAAGGACAAATCTTCCATGCTTTATTTGGAACTACTGGTCAACAGGCGGGTGCAATTCTTTCTGAAAACGTTAAGCAGTTAGGCGAACTTGATGACAAGGTAAAAAAATCAGCTGATGGTCAAGGGTATATTGTTAATCTTGCAAATAAGAATATGCAATCTACTCAAAATGAATTAAAACAATTTAAAGCAGCCGGAGAGGCTGTTTTAATTATGATTGGTCAAAAGTTCTTGCCAGTTCTATCTGACGCAGCCACTTCAATGGCTAAGGCTTTTAATTCTAAAGAGGGTAAACAAGGACTTGAAGAAATTGCTGGTTGGATTGCGGAAATATTCCAAAAGCTCGTGGATACCGTCAAATTTATCGGGGAACATAAAGATTTTGTTGTAAATACAGCCAAAGTTTTCGCTAGTATTTGGGCAGTTAATAAAATCGGCGATGCCCTAGCGATGGTTAAAAAAATTAATAATGAGCTTAAAATAATGTCAGGCATGAATGCTTTATCTGATGCTTTATCTGGAGGAGACATTAAATCTTCTGTAGGTAAAGGTGTCGCTGCTGAAGCTGGAACAGTTGCTTCAACAGTAACTAAAGGTAGCGTAGCTGCCGAAGGTGAAGCGCTTGTTGCCTCAGGCGGGTTATCAAAAGCAACTTCCTTAATTCCAAGATTATTAGGAATTATCGGATCTGTTGGCGGAAGTACAGTCTTGTCTGGCGGAATAAATGCAGGAGCTGAATTACTCAGTAAAGATAGTACAGCTCAAAAGACTGGGGGAGTTGCTGGCTCACTCGGTGGAGCAGCGGCAGGTGCAGCTATTGGTTCTCTAATCGCTCCTGGTATCGGTACAGCAATTGGTGCAGCGATTGGCGGAATGGGTGGTAAAAACTTAGGTAAAAAACTTGGTGATTTGATTAATGACGGATTAAAAGAATCTTCACTAAAAAGTGAAAAACTACCAGTTGTTAAGTTTGATCCTAAAGCACCAACTAAAGATATGAAAGAATTCTCCAAGGATTACCAAGGTTTCTTGGATAAAATTAATAAGGCATCAAATGTTGATATTGTCGATGAAAAATCACTTGAAAAAGCTAAGAAAGCAACTGCTGATGCTTATGCGAAGATGTCCAAAGATATTGATAAGTTTTATCAAAATCAAGAAAAGGATTCTAAAAAGCAAGTAGATATTCTAGTTAAAAATGGGGTATTGAGTCAAGCTCAGGCTGATAAGTTAAATAAAGGCCAAAAAGATTCGGATGATAAGCAGAAAGCTGCTCAAAAAAAGAGTCTTGATGAGATGAAAAAGAACACTGATAACTACTACGCTAGTGTTTCTAAAGAGCAAAAAAGTTATAACACACAATCTCAAAAGGATGCCAGTAACCATGCTAACCTGATGAAAAAAATTAAATCCGGTAATACTTCTGAACTTCTTAAAATAGAAAAAACTTATGGCAAAAATTCTCCTGAATATCAACAAGAAATGAATAAAGAAATTGCTAAAGAAAATAGTGATTTCAATAAAGCTCAACAGGCTGCAAAAAAGAAACATAATGAAGCGATGGATAAGCTTGAAAAAGATTATGCAAAAACGCAAACCAAAGCCGAAGAGCAGATGAATAGTCAAATCAACACTGCTACCAAAATCGCCCAAAATAAACAGCTTGATTTACTTGAAGATTTGAAAAATGAAAAAGGAAAATTAAATCAAAAACAATTAATTGATACGCTTGAAAAGGCTGACGATGAATATAAAGGAGTTAAGGATAAGGCTCAAAAGCAAAAAGATGAAGCTGTTAAAGCAGCTAACGAAAAATACAAGAAGACAGTAGCTGCTGCAGATAAAGAACGTGCAGAAAACGGTTCAATGTCTAAGGCACAGTATGATGAAATTGTTAAAAATGCTCAAAAACAAAGAGATGATACAATTTCAGCAGCTAAAAAACAACAAACAGAAGTCACTGACAAAGCTCAAAAGACTCACGATAAAACAGTTGCATTAGCTAATGATAAAGCCGATAAAAATGTTAAAGCTGCGGCTAAGGAACAAGGAGAAACGGTTGACCAATATAGTAAAGGGTTTAGAAATTCACGAAATTTAATCAATTCATTCATTGATGGAATTAACGGAGTTCTTAACTTCTTACATAAAGGTTGGGGGAATATTGGTCATGTAAGCCTCAAGGGTTTTGCAACAGGTACTCGTGGTTTAGCACAAGATGAAACAGCTTTAGTTGGTGAAGAAGGATTTGAACTTGCTCACCATCCAAGCCGTGGTATTTTTGCAGTTGGACAAAAAGGTCCTGAAATCCGTAATCTGAAAGCTGGAACTTCAATTCTTCCTCACTCAATGTCAAAAGAATTTCTGTCACTAACAGCAAATTTACCAGCTCATGCTGATGGTGTATCTGGTTTCTTATCAGATGCACTTGGATGGGTTAAATCAACCTATAAAGATGTCACAAGTGTTATTTCGAAAGGGCCCAAAGGGGTTGTAGAAGCTATTTATAATGGCTTAGGACTAGATAATTTAGAAAATGACTTTCCTCCGGTTGTAACTAGGATGGCAAAGGGATCCGCTCAAACAGCGCAAGATAATTTTATAAAATTTTTAAAATCATTCTTCAAAAAAGCTGAATCTGATGCAGGAGGTTCACAAGGTTCACCATCTGGTTCCGGTGTTCAACGTTGGGCTGGACAAGTTAAACAGGCACTTGCAGCTAACGGATTGAGCACTAGCCAAGATATGATTGACCGTGTACTTCGCCAAATCGCAACAGAATCAAGCGGTAATGAAAAAGCTGTACAAGGAAATATTGGAGATATTAATAATATCACTGGTGACCTTGCAAAAGGATTAATGCAAACAATTTCCTCAACTTTCAATGCTAATAAATTCCCCGGTCATGGGGATATCTTTAATGGATATGATAACTTATTGGCCGCTCTTAATTATGCTAAAAATCGTTATGGTTCAAGTTTATCATTCTTAGGAAATGGACATGGTTACGAAAATGGCGGAGTCATTGATGCACATGGATTTTATGAAATAGCTGAAGGAAATCGTCCTGAAATGGTAATACCACTTGACCCTCAAAAGAAATCGAGAGCGACACAATTATTAAATCAAGCAAGTCAAACGATTAATAATAATTCAGATAATCAAAATAATGGTAATGATATTTCTAGCATATTATTTCAAACTGTTGGATTACTTTCTCAAATATTAGGAGTTAATCAGCAACAACTTTACGCATTTTCGAATATGCCTGCTCCTATTGTGGATGGAAGAAGTTTATCAAACGGTTTAGCACCAGAAATGAATAGAGCGATAGATGTTTATAAGAAAAAACGGGATTTTTTAAGAGGTGAATAATGGGATTTAAAGTTTTATTTAACGGAGTAGACCTATCTACTATTGTTGATGGGTTTACTGCTATTACAAGAAATATTGGTGCTGGTTGGACAAATGTAACACAAGAGAATCAATTTAGAGGAGTTGATTTTGAAAAAAATTCAATAAATGCAAAAATCATCACCGTTAACTTTATTGTAAATGTAAAATCTGATCGTTTTGTATCTGTTCGCAGACAATTAGCAAGCACTCTGAATGTCTCTCAACCTGTCTCGCTTGTTTTTGATGATGAACCTAATAGCGTGTATTTTGCTATTCCAGATGGCACGCCAACTTTAGACGAGGCATCTTTCTACCAAGGGATTGGATCTATTACTTTTCTTGTCCCTTCAGGAGAAGCAGAGTCGGTTGATACTAAAGTATTGAACGAATCCAACTCAGGAGGCGAGCTTGGAACAATCACTCATAATGCTGATGGTTCTACCAAAGTTATAATCAATAACAAAGGCTCACTCGAAACCTTTCCCAAAATAAAAGTCACCAACGTTCACGAGAATGGCTATCTTGGTTTCGTAAATCCCAACGGAATTTTAGAGCTGGGAAAACGAGAAGAAGCCGATGGAAAAACGGTAAAAGAAAGTCAAATTTTATATACCTCTGATTCAGACAGCAAGTTTTCAAAGCTAGTTGATACAAATGCGGAGAATCCTCAAACAAGTTCTGTTGGAATGACGTGTGATACTTCTGGTAAAATATCCTACTCAAAGGATGGATTAAGGCTCACTACGCCTAGCACAGTAACTGGCAAGACGCTTCGAGGAGGAATGAAAGTATTCGATTTACCACCAGATTCTAATGGAGAAAAAGGAGCGGTCAATTTCTATGCGTGGTTTAATATCTTGGCTCATGCCTTAGAGTATGGGCAAACCGGAGTGCTACAAATTTTATTCACGGATAAAGAAGATAATCTTGTGGCAGGATATGGTGTTGTTAAAACAGACATGGTTGGAAATGTAGGGAATGTGAAATTTTGGGTGGGTGGTGATAAGCCTAGAGAATGGAAATCTCTACCTTTCACGGCAAATGACGGAGAAGCTCCGAAAGACCCAAATAACAATACCCAATTCAATTCCAAAACAGGTTGGCATGATTTCGTCAAACAAAAAGGGGCTCTAAGCTTCCACTGGAAAGGGAGTCGACAAACGATAAATGTTCCAGAATTGGCGGAAGTACCAATTGAAAGAATTTATGTGTTTATTGGGAATTGGTCTGGGTCAAACAAGTTTATTGGCGACCTTTCCTTACGTCGCTTTTGGTGCCGTAAAGACTACGTTTCTGTCTGGAATGATTTGCCCAACCGTTATCAAACAGGCTCTGTCATAGAATTGGACATGGAAAATGGGAAATTAATCAAAGATGGAATTGCGATTAATAATGAATTGGTCACAGGTTCAAAATTCTTCTCATTTCCCCCAGGGGAGAGCGAACTTGATATTTATCAATCACCGTGGAACACTACACCACCTCAAGTAGAAATTGAAATGAAGGAGCGCTACTTATAATGCAGATTACAATTCACGACAACCAAATGAATCGAGTAGGCTTCTTAAGCAACGAAGTGCCAGGGCTCCCTTCTTTTTTCAATGATAATTGGCACCGCTATTTGGCGGAAGGGGCAGCTACCTTTGATTTCTCGGTTAATAAATTTAAAAACGGAGCTTTGCAAGATTATTGTCAATTTCTAAATGACCAAGCCTATATTAGTTTTACTTACGAAGGAGAAGATTTTCTATTCAGCGTCTTAACTTCTGAAGAAACAGATGATGTCATTACCTTGAATACTGCGACTTTGAATCTTGAACTTAGAAATGAACAAGCAAATCCTTTAGTCAATAGCTCCGGTCACAATATCCAATGGTATTTTGACCAAATGCAGCTCATTTCTAATGCTCAAATTACGATTGGGATTAATGAAGTCTCTAATCTTACTCGTACAATTAGTTATGACGGGCAAGAAAGCAAGCTTGCTCGACTTTTGTCAGTGATTGGAAATTTCGATGCAGAGTTTGAGTTTGTGACAGATTTAAATGATGATGGCACGCTTAAAGGCATTAGTCTTAATATCTATAAGGCAAATGATGGTGCAAGTGTTCAAGGGGTGGGAACGTGGCGAAATGATGTCACTTTATATTTTGGAAAGAATATTTCAGGCGTTCGCAGAACAATTGACAGAACTCAAATCTTTAATGCCACAACTGTTACAGGAGCTGAAGGGCTTAATTGGAATAGTTCTGAATGGTCTGTTAAAAATGCGGACGGAGTAGAAGAGTTTTATAAACGTAAAGGCTCTAATACTGCTTTTGCTCCATTATCGGCAGAACTCTACCCTTCCCAAATCAAATCAAGCACTGGTGATTTTTGGATTAGAAAAGATTTTGAGACAGAGTATAAAAGTGCTAACGAAATGTGGGGGTATGCCCTTAGCCAGTTTAAAAAATATGCTTATGCATTAGTCACTTATGAAGTGAGTGCTAAAAGTAAGTTGGTGAGTCAAGCTGTAGGAGACGGGCAAGCCCTATCTATTGGTGATACTGTACGAATCCAAGATGAAAATTTTAATGCTCAAACAGGTGGATTGATTCTTCAAGCTCGGGTTTCAGAATTAGAAATAAGTTTTTCTAACCCTTCTAATAATAAATTGACCTTTAGTAACTACGTTGAGTTAGAGAGTGGAATCTCAGATGATTTAGAAGCTCGGTTGGCTCAGTTGATTAAAGATAGCACTCCTTATCGGCCGGACATAACCTCTACCAACGGTACTCAATTTAAAAATGGAACAGGAACGACTACATTAGGCGCTCATATCTATTTTGGCTCAGATACAACTGAAACAGTCGCAGACAGCTACGAATGGTCGAAGGATGGAACGGTTGTCGCAAACGTTCAAGAAATCATTGTGGATGCTAGCGGAGTTGCGAATAAGGCAGTTTATAGCTTTAAAGCAACGGTTGCGGGTAAAGTAGTCGCAAGTCAGTCGGTGACTATCACTAATGTTAATGATGGAACGAATGGTCGTTCTGTTACAAACGTTTCTCAAAAGTGGCGATTGACAACGACTTCTACAGCACCAACGCAAGCTTGGTCAGACGCAGGTTGGCTCACTACTCAACCAACAACAACTGTAACGAATAAATATCTATGGTCTATTACTCGAACAACTTTCAATTTAGCACCTTTAACGCAAGATGTTATTGAACAAAAAGCAGTTTATGGAAATACGGGAGCTGATGGGGTTGCTGGTAAAGATGGCGTTGGACTAAAAACCACAGTCATTACGTACGCTATTTCAACAAGTGGAACGACAGCTCCTACTACTGGATGGACAAGTTCGGTTCCCAGTCTAGTAAAAGGGCAGTATCTCTGGACGAAAACGGTTTGGACTTACACGGATAATTCAACAGAAACAGGGTACTCAGTAACTTATATTTCTAAAGACGGAAACAACGGTAATGACGGAATTGCTGGTAAAGATGGTGTTGGTATTCTGACTACAACTATTACATATGCAGGCTCTACAAACGGTACAACGGCACCGACTAGCGGTTGGACTGCCACAGTACCAACAGTTGCAGCAGGTAGTTATCTCTGGACGAAAACGGTCTGGACTTATACAGACAATACCAGTGAAACAGGGTATTCAGTAGCTAAAATGGGAAATACTGGAGCTGATGGCAAAACATCATACACTCACACAGCATGGTCTTACAGCGCAGATGGTACGAACGGTTTCACGACTGTCTATCCGAATTTGAATCTTGAACAACATACAAAAATGCTTGTGGACGAACATAATAATCTTTTGTGGGGTTCTAAGGGTGGACAAACAGCTAGTATGACTTATGACACACTAGTAATTACTGATACGACAACAGCTATTGATGCAGTTAGAGTGACACAAACAGCAACAGGTCAAGCTGGATGGAGAAGCCCAAGTGGCGCAAATGGTGGAAGTTACGCTGTTACGGCTGGTGAACAAATAACAATGTCAATGTTGGCAAAAAATAACGCTTCTATACCAGTTACTATTGCTTTACAAGTCGGAATATCTGCTTCATCTAACCAATCTAACCCAGCATATGTCAAAAACAATATAGTTCTTCCAGCGGACGGGAAGGTTCATTATTATACGTCAGTTTTAACAATACCAGCGGGATATAACTTTGCATGGTCATATGTTTATTCTTTAAATGGAACAACAAGTGCAGATTTTACTTTTGGACGTTTGAAAGTAGAACACGGCTCAACCGCCACTCCACACATGCCTTCATCTAGCGAAGTTACAACTGCTGACTGGCCTAGCTACATTGGTCAGTACACAGACTTTACGCAAGCTGACAGCACTAATCCATCCGACTACACTTGGAGTCTGATACGAGGAAATGATGGAGCAGATGGTCAGGATGGAAAAGATGGAACGAATGGCAAGGACGGTGACCCAGGTAAAGTTGTTTCCGATACTGAGCCGACCACTCGATTCAAAGGTTTGACTTGGAAATATTCAGGTACCGCAGACCTTACAGCGAGTGATGGAACGGTCATTAAACAAAATACTGAGTACTACTATAATGGCACTAAATGGTTGATTAATTTAATTGAAGCGAATCAATTAAATGTGAATGAGCTAGCAGCTATTTCGGCTTATCTTGGTCATGTTTATGCCGCTATTGTTGAAGACAAGCAGTCAGATGGTTCTGGTTTCTTGTTAGATTCGGAGAAACAGCTTTTAAGGGTTAATAAGACAGCGAACACTTATAATCAAATCTTTTCAGAGGGGTTAACAACTTTTGCGAAGATAAGTGATCTTCCAGGAATTGGAAACATTATTCCTGGCGCTAATTATATTTCTGCTATTTTAGCTGGAAATTTTCTACAATTTGGGCAATATAGTACCGCGGTTGATTCAGATGGGGTGCCAGTTGGAGGAGTATCAGTTGGGGAAGGAAGCATCTCGTTTGGCCAGACAACATCCGGTTCTTATGGTTTTACTCTTACAGGAGATTTGACCGTTGCAGGGAATATCAAGAGTTTGAAAGATACTGACTGGATTGACATCCCACCAGCTTCTGGATGGGGTGGCATAATGCGCTACATGATAGCAGAAGGGAAATTTTATTTAAGGTTAACTGGGGTAACCAACCCAGCAGTGCCAGCTACGACCGCTAGAACAATGTGCACTATCCCAACGACTGCGGTGCCACTCGGAGGAATTCGTGGAATTCCAATCCTCTCATACGGTGAACCCATTGCGGAGCTTGTAATCAATGCCAATGGCACAGTACAGTTTTACCCACATAACGCAGTGGGAACAGGGCAAAGCCTTCATGTCTTTGTCCAAGGGATTCCACTTGCTTAAAAGAAAGGAAATTGAATATGACAATTGTTCAAGGAACAGCCCAACAAATTCAAGCATCTACGGTTATTAAGACCCTTGATTGTTCACAAATCTCAGCCTCAATTCAGGAGAGTGGAGCGATAAGTTTACAGCTCACAGTTAATAATCCGGATGTTTTTCATTCAAGTGACGAGGGTAAAACTGATGTTTTGAAAATCGTGACAGAGATTTTGGATAAAGCGAAAGCACTTGAAGCTTTATATGCCAAGTCTGGCGATGCGACAGTAGAAGAATAGAAAGCAGGGGTTATGGAACTAGAACAACTTGTGGAACAGCACGAGGACAAGCTCAAGCAACATGATAAAGAATTATCTCGACTTAATGATATGTCGGTTGAAATGCAAAAGCAAATGAATGACGGTCTAACTCGAGTGGATGAATCAAATCGCTTTTTAAGAGAACAGAATACTCGTCAATCTGAACAAAATGCTCAAATCCTACAGGCTGTTATTAAAGGGAATGAAAGTTCAGACGAACGTCAGTTTCAGTTGAAGTTACTTGATAAAACTAACTTTTGGAAGTTGACGATTGGAATCGGCGGTTCTGCAGCAGCAATTTTTGCAGCATTGACTGAAATAATCAAAGTATTTTTTAAATAAAGGAGAAAGAAAAATGAATAATAAAACTTACGATGCAATCAAATGGATTGTTGTTACTGTATTGCCTGCAGCTAGTGTTTTTGTGGCAGCCTTGGGCCATATTTACAATTGGGGGAATACTGATGCAATTGTGGCAACCTTAAATGCAATTGCAGTGTTCTTGGGTGCTACAATGCATATCAGTTCAGCATCTTATAATAAAAAAGAAGGAGAATAAATGGGACTTAAATTTGTGGACGTAGCTTCACATCAAGGGAACTATGTTGTCGGTTCTAGTGGAGAAGAAGGCGTAATTGTCAAGGCAACGCAGGGGACAGGATATTTAAACCCCTATTTGGATTACGTTGCACAACAAGCAATTTCTAAAGGCGTTCCATGGGGAATCTATCATTATGCTGCTGGTGGTGATGCAAATGCAGAAGCAGACTACTTTATCAAAGCAGTTCAAGGATATTTAAATGGTAGCAATCCCCCTAACTTAATCCTTGACTGGGAAGAATACCAAAATTCAGCTTATCAAAATGGGGGTTGGGCCGAAACATTCCTCAAGCGTTTGAAAGACAAAACTGGTATTCAAGGTGGAATTTACGGCAATTCAGATGACTTATCACAAATGACTCAATGGGTTGTTGATAATGCTTGGGTATGGTTTGCGGGATATCCGTACGCTGCTGGCACAACTTCGATGATTCAAGATTGGTCCTATCCCGACTTCCCTTACTCATCAGGAAAATTCAAAACAATCACTGGTTGGCAGTTTAGCTCTCAACCTCTTGATAAATCAGTATTCTATCTTGATACCGAAGGATGGACTAAACTATCTGGTTCAGATAATGCAAATCAAAATAATAAAAATAAAACAGAAGATAAAGGAGACATTACAATGTTTTTAATCAGAGGACTAGACGCAAACCGCAAACCAAAACACTGGTTCATTTCTAACGGATTGGATGTAAACCATGTTAACACTACTCGCATGCTTGCGGAGTACCAAAATAAAGGTGCTAGAATGAATCTACCAACTTCGACCATGTACATGACGGAAATTGAAGATGAGTTCCATGTTAAAATTGATGCAAAAACAGGAGCTGTAACTAAAAAATAGATAAAATTAACCCTGGCTTCGGTCAGGCTTTTTTCTTATGGTAAATCATAAATTAAGGTATAATATATTAAGAAAATTTAGTAAGGGAATATATTATGAGAAAAATTTACTTTCTTTGTACTGGGAACTCTTGCCGCTCACAAATTGCGGAAGGATATGGACATAAATTATTAAAAGATTGGGAAGTGAAATCTGCAGGTATAGAAACTCATGGATTAAATCCAAGAGCTGTACAAGTTATGGCAGAAGAAGATATTGATATTTCTCAACAGAAATCTGAACTTATTGATATAGATTACTTTAATAGTTGTGATTTAATTATTACTCTATGTGGAGATGCATTAGATAAATGCCCAATGATTCCTAAAGGAGTAAACCACGAACATTGGGATTTACAAGATCCAGCTCGAGCAAAAGGAACAAATGAAGAAATTTTAGAAGAGTTTAGAAAAACTAGAGATTTAATAAAAGAGCGAGTTGAAAAATTAACAAAAGTGTAAAATTAAACCCCGCTTAGGCGGGTGTTTTTTGTTGAGATATGATAAAATGATGTTCTCAATATAAATTGTTATTACAACATTTGTCAATAGGCGCTTATTAAAAATTGATAACAAACAAGCAAACTATGTTGATATTAAAATATATTTTGATATAATAAACTATAGAAGGAGGTGTAAACATGGCTACAAAAAGTTTTACAACAGATTTACGTTTTAATCGCAAGTCAGCAACAGGTCTTATTAAGGCTTTGAAGAGTAGTGATAGGAAAGTTAAACGTTCTACACCTACCAAAGTAAAAGAAATAAAAGATCAAGAATCCATTAGGATGATGTTTAGTAAGGGATGAATGTGGGTATCAATATCATAATGCTTGGAGATTTAATTTCTAGTATTAGTATTGATGATGTTAAGGGTGTACTTAGAACGTTTAAAGGAATTCCTTTAGAAAACGGAGTGCATGACGTTGAAACATTCCTCCATACGAAAGCTATCGATTTTGAACGTTCATCATTAGCAACAACGTATTTAATTTTTGATGAAGAAACCAATATTATGCTTGGTTTCTTTTCGTTGGCAAACAAACCTTTAACAATGAGCGAGAAAAATTTTGCTAAATTGAGCAACAATCAACAAAGAAAACTGAATCAATCGGGTAGACGTATTGGAACAAAATATCAGATTAATAGCTTTTTGATTGGTCAATTAGGTAAAAATTATTCTGAAAAAGTGGCAGATGCAAAGAGTAGTATAAGTGGCAAAGAGCTTTTGACCTTGGCTTATGATAAGGTTCTTGAAGCTTCTAGGATAATTAGTACAAAATATGTTTGGTTGGAATGTGAAGAACTTCCATATTTAGATAGATTTTACAGGTCATTTGGATTTGTACCAATTCAGGATTACATTTCTGAAAATGGACTTAAAGTGATGCTTTTAAAAATAAAATCAAAAAAATAA